TGAATAACCGTTCTGAATCTGATCGTTAAGGGTCTTAACAGCCTTGCCAATCTCATTAACAGGGTAAACACGCTGGTTAGCGTTACGTATACCGCCCTGGATGCAAATCCCGGACATGTATAAGTTTTTCCCATCTTTGTCATCAGATTCAACGATCATTTTTGCTTCGTTGAAACTGAGATTCTCTCGGAGGTATAACATATATTATATGTTCTCTTATTTCTTAATTGGACGTAGAGTACTTTGTGTATTCTTTTCGCCAGTGGTTTCGTTTTTGCCTGTGCCAGCACCTATGTTCTGACCTGGCTTGTTAAAACCTGCTTGACGATCAATTCCGCCGCCCTTAACTTGGGTTTTGAAAGCCGTCTTACCTGCTTTGCCGCCTGGAACGTTGATGTTTCCACCGTTTTGCAATTTAGGTTCACCTTTGAATACGCCAGTACCTGTAACTTTTGACTTAGCACCAACATCAGCACTAACTTCACGGTGTCCAGCAACGATGTTAGCAGATGTACCGCCCATGTTGTTTGTAATTGATCCGTCTAATGTGCTCTTGTTGTTAACACCGTTGTCGCCATGCTTTGGACTTGGAACTTTGTTAACATATTCCATCATTGGCATGCCTTCAGCTTCTTCTTCATCGTGCATACCTGCTTCGATATCGTGCATTGGCATACCTGCGCCATGGATACCTGGCTCTTGTTCTTCTTCGTGTTCTTCACCAGCTAATAGCTGTTCAAATTCTGCTTTTAGGTCTTCTAATGCATCTTCTAGATCCATTACGCGATCTTCCATATCGCCTTCACCTTCTTCGCCGTCTTCCTCACCTTCTTCGTCACCAAAAGCTGGCTCTTCTTCTGAGTCATCTTCTTCGCCGTCTTCTTCTGAGTCATCTTCTTCAGCGTCGTCTTCTTTAGGCTCGTAACCTTCTTCTTCTTCTTCTTCTTCTTCTTCTTCCATGCCATCATCCGCTTTACCGTAAGGGTTACCTTGGTCTTTAGAGAAATCAGATTCTAGTAGTTCTTCGTAGATTTCGCGGCTTTTGCCTACTACGATGTTATGAAAAATTTCTTGTGCTGTTTCTTGATCTTCGTTGATCAAAGCTTCTAGCATAGCTTCAAATTGAGCGCGGTCAGTCATGTTAGTTCTCCTGTGGTATGATTGTTGATACAAGGCTGTAATATATTTACACTAATATTAAAAAAGTGCATAGATATACCTGAAAAACAGTCGTTTTCAGATAATTTTTTAGAATTACGCCGCTGGTGCAGGCGGTGTAGCGTACATTGAATGTATAAAGTCTAATTCGTTTTCTTGTTCTAATATATGAGCTTCACTACTTTTACGCAATTCGTTAATTTGACCAAGGGTTAATCTAGTCTTGCGAGTATCAGTTCTATGCATAACTGTATCGTCGCGTTTAGCATCATAACGTAGATCATTAGCTACGCTACGTGTGTCAGGATCAATATAAAATAGTTCTCTAAGAATCATACTATATTTATGCAGCCGGTGGAGGAGGAGCACCTGGAGCAGCCGGAGCACCACCTACTGCGCTAGCATCGCTTGCATTTGCATCTTGCATATCTTCTGGAGCATCCATATCGCCTGCGGCACCTAAGTCTCCTTCAATACCTGCGGCAGATAAACCTGCACTGCGCAATTCACCTGCGGCATCTGTGTGATTTGGTTGACCTTTACCAGCTTCTTCAGCCCACATACGTTCATTTTCTGCAACTTCTTCGTCAGTTAAACCTAAGAAACGCTTCAATGCAAAACGTTTTGACATATAAGGTACTGCTTGAACTGTATTAAATGTGTTAATACGTTCAGTATCCATAGCCGCTTGACGTGAACTTGCAAAGTTCATTGGAGGATTAAACTGTAACTCAAATAGATTAGCATCTAAATTAAGTCCTTTACTCTCCATGTACATCTTAAATTCAGTATCAAACACTGCTGTAATAAGACTTTGTAGTCTTTCACAGTATTTGTTAAAGCGTAGTTCTTGAATGTATGCTGTTCCCACTCGTCCATCGTTAAAACTTGCTTGACTATCGTCTGCACCAGTAGGCAAATAGCTACTTGGAATACGTAAACCACGGAATAACTTGTTAGTAAAGTACTTTAAGTCATCAATTTCACCTAAGTTAGTACCGCCGGGCAATGTTTCTACTTTAGATCCACGTCCTTCTGCTGTTGTTGGGAAGAAATAATCTTCGTTAATGCTTAAAGGATTATAAGCAGAGTCGATAACGTTTTGTCCGCCACCTGACTGACTAGGAATTCTACGTTGATGGATCTCATTCTTAACACGTTCAACGAATGCCATAGCTAAATGGCTTGGCATATTACCTACGTCAATGTGAAATACTCTGCGTTCTGGAGCACGTTGTATACGATAGATAAGGATAGCATCTTCTAATAGTTCTTTTTGTTTGTAAACTTTGAAGATATTCTCTAATAAACTGTTACCAAACGGAAAATTTTGATCTAATCCTTCTGACAAACTTAGATGTATAACATGTTTAGCATCAACTGCATTTTCTTTTTGGTTTAATCCAAAGCGTCCGCCAGCACTGCTTGTAGAATAAGGTCCTGAACTACCTTTACCTGAACTACCTTGTCCTAAGTTACCGCTTGCACCTTGTGTTCCACCAGCGCCAGCACGTGGACTTACCGTAGGTGTAATCATCGTAGCGATTAAATTTTCAAAGTTAGGAGCAAGATCTTTAACAACATACTGTTCAGGTTTCTTTCCTTCGCTTTCATTTACAATAACTTTAACAATGTTAGCAGGATCTACGTAACTCCATTTTTGATTTTCAGGATCTCGAATAAAGAATGTATCACCGTATTTGAAAACGTTACGAACAATACGGAAAATACGTGTGTCAAACTGTTGTAGTTTGTTCCATTGTTGTAGGTATTCACCTAAAATCTTAATTTCACTATTAGTAGCCTTGTGGCGCCACTTGACTGAGAATGGACTTTTACTATCTTTTACTTTTTGTGTACAAAATTCTGCAAGAATATCTAGTGCGGCATTAACTTCTGGATCACTATCCATAACTTCATACTGACTATAACGCTCAACACGGTTAGGACTGCCTGTATAGATATCAGGTAGATAGCTTGAATAGTTTGTTTGTGCAGGGCCAGGTCTAGATCCGCTACTATTTGCACCAGAGATTGGACCTAATAGCTGGCCATTAACTGGTACTGGTGTGAAATATTTTTTCCAACTCATCTGTTATCCTTAGGCTAATGCTCTGCTACCTGCTGGTCTAGAAGTAGACTTTGCTGTCTTCTGGCTAGCTTCGGCGGTGGTGGCCGCATGACTTATCATTTGTCCCATTTGTTTATTTAACATCGTTAGCTGGTCATTGAGATCTTTTAATGATATAGCACTAGTGCCAGTTGCCGCTGGTTGAGCCGCTGTAGCTGTTTGCGCTTTCGGTTGTTCAACTGGCTTTTCTGCTGTTTCTATTTTAGGAACTGGTTTTGGCAACGGTGTTTGAGTTACTGGTTTAGCAATGTCAGCACTAATACTATCTAATTTTGGTATAGAAGGAGCTGTCGGAGCAGTAGTTTTAGATACGATACTTGATATTTGAGTTTTTATACGATCAAATATACTAGGTTCTGCTTTTGGTTCAACTTTAGGTATGTCTAGCTTAGGGACTTCTGCTTTTGGTTCAACTTTAGGTATGTCTAGCTTAGGGACTTCTGCTTTTGGTTCAACTTTAGGTATGTCTAGCTTAGGGACTTCTGCTTTAGGTGTTTCAACTTTAGGAGCAGTAGCTCTTGCTTTAATATCTTCTTGTAGTTTTAATGCTTCTTGATAAAAGGGACTACCTTTTCCTTGGTTACGTTCGCCGGGACCTTCTGAAAGAGTTTTTAATTGTTCTTCACTTAACTTAGGTAACTCTGGTGGTTTAACTTCAGGAAGTTTAAGACCGCCCTTGGGCAACATGTCAGATAACATATTTTTACTATTATCTACAGCTGGTTTAGCCATTTGTTTCGAAGCACGTTCTTGCATATCTTGCATAAACGTTTTAACTTGAGCTTTAGGAACAACTGCTTCATCACCGTGCAAATTAACTGTAGTTTCAGCACCAAAATTTTCAAACCAGTCACCGGTAGCATCTTTAGATCCACCTTTTCTTCCTGGTGGTTTACCTATTTCACGATTGCCTACTGCCGATGCACCAGGTGTTGCTGGCGCGGCTGATGCGGCACCAGGCTTGCTTATGCCAGTTACATCGCCTAGTAATTTAAAGTCAGCTTGTAGTTTCTTTGCGGCTGCTTCAGTAGTTCCGCCTGCACCAAATACCGTCGACATTGCTCCGTCAAACTTTTTAATCGAAGCAGTATCTGCTCCAATTTTTGCTGAAGTATCTGCTAGTGCTTGTGTTCCAGCTGTACTTGCGACTCTTCCTTTTTCTTCCGTTCTTGACAATGCTTGGTCAAAAGCACGGCTAGAATCTTGAGTCACTTTACCTGTAGCATCTTTTACTAAACCCTGACCTTGCAGATCAACTTTATCCCTAGTTGCTTGATCTGCCTTTACCCCAGTTAGTCCGGTTTCTGCTTTTCCACCTACTTGTCGTCCTGCCAATCTATTTTCTTCAGCAATCTTTGATAGTCCTGCAGCCATTTCAGGCGTAGAACGATTAATCATGTTTTGAAAACGTTGACTAGATTGAAATTCATTAACGTGCGACTTGGCTTTTTCTAATGCTTGTTCGGCAGCGGCTTTTTGTTCAGCTGTTTTAGCATGTGTTAACGCATAGGTTGCACGTTGAAATTCTCCAGCGGCCGGGCCCATGGACATTAAAGTTGTTACATTCTCTTTACTATATCGACCACCTTTAGCAATAGTATCAGTTAAGTCTCCTACACTCTGTCCCATTCCTAATAATTTTGCTTGAGCTGTTACATATGCTTCGCGTTGTTGCTCAGTCATACTAAGCATCATCTTAACAACACCTGGTTCTTTTAATCTTGCTTCAAGAGCCGCAGTTAATGCTTCGTGAGTTTGTCCAGTAATTTGCGAAGTACGATGTAAATTAGTTGCTAGTTCACCTGCAAATTGACTAGCCCTTTCCATAGCTTTAGGATTATCAAGGTTAGCTTTTGCACCATACTGACTAACAATTGCTAAGTTACCTAACTCAGCTGCCGCCATGTTAGTTTTTTCTTTAAGATTTTTACCTAAGTCACCTTCTTGTAGACTATTTCCAAGCTTCAATAATTTTTCAGCTGAACCAGTTGCGTTTCCACTTACTGCATCTAGTGCAATTCCAGAATTTTGTACAGCCTGCAAATATTGTTCTTGACTTAGACCGGCTTGGTTAGCCTTATTCTGCATGTCTAAGAAACTCATAGACACACCATGCTGTGCATTAACTAGTGTGCCTGTTCTTAATCCGTCTAGCTCACCGATAGCTTTACTAGCGGCTCCGCCTAGACCTGGAACAACACTAGCCATTCGACTTAATGCAGTTGCCGCATGATTACCGTTATTAGTAATACTAGTAAATGCGCCAACTACACCCACCGATGATTTAATAATATCACCTAATCCAGCGCCACCTCCTGCACCGCTTGCGCCGCCGGCACCTGCACCGCCAGAATTACCCCCACGTATTAGTGTAGCTAGTTGCTGTAGACTACCTTGACTGAGATCGACATCTGCCATAAAAATTTTCCTGAAAAAGTGCGTATATAAATACTATATCATATATTTATCAGGAGTAAAATATGGCCAATAATCCTCTGCAACAATACTTTAGACAACCTAAGATCTTTATTAGTCTAGCCAGTAAAGGCATTTACAACGAATCTGGATCTTTAACCGGTAATACTGAAAGTATGCCTGTATTTGGTATGACAGGTATGGACGAAATTATTATACGCACTCCTGATGCGTTGCTAAGTGGAGAAAGCACAGTAAAGGTACTAGAAAGTTGCTGTCCTAGTATTAAAAATGGATGGGATGTTAGTACGCTTGACACTAACTTGTTGTTCACTGCTATTAGAATTGCCACCTATGGTAACATGATGGCTGTTACACATAATTGCCCAGGGTGCGGTGCTGAAAATGATTATGATTTAGATCTAGGTAAAGCTATTGAACACTATTCAAACTGTAAATTTGATAATCGTGTTGTTATCAACAATCTAGTGATTAAGATTAGACCATTGAACTACAAGCAAAGTACAGATGTTAACATTAAAAATTTCCAATTGCAACAACAATTAAGTCAAGTTGAAGCTATCACTGACGCAACTGAACAGCAGAAAAAAGTTAACGAGCTGTTTACTGCTATTGGGATTATACAAAACGACATGATTACCGATTGTGTAGAAAGTGTTGAAGTCGAAACTACTAATGTAACTGAACGCGGACATATTAAAGAATGGTTAGAAAATTGCGACAAGACTGTTTTTGATGCAATTAAAAAACAAATTGAAGAAAATCAAAAAACTTGGTTGTTGCCTAACTATAAAGTTAAATGCAAAAGTTGCGACCGTGATAACGAAGTTAGCATTGAGCTAGATAATTCAAATTTTTTCGCATAAGCCTAATTGGTCTCACACCCTTTGAGATTGAAGAACGTCTAGTTAGGCTTGATACAGAAATAAAACAATTCAAAGAAGAATTATTTAGAATTAGCTGGTACATGCGGGGTGGTGTTACAGTAAATGATTTAATGTACACCTACAGCTACGACGATCGCCGAGCCGCTTATGAAATAATTAAAGAAAATATTAAATCAGTTGAAGATACTGGTCTACCACTTCTTTAATTTAATTGTGCTTTCAATGCACGTTGTCCAGTTTTAGGATCTTGCATCCATCCAGTACCAATATCTTTCCACTGCGCTATTGGACTAGCATTTGGTGCTAATTTAAACCCGCTTAGTAATTCTGGTTGCCCTCCTGCGGCAGTAGGTGTAGCTCCCTGTCCAGCGGCTGGAGTTGTTGCAGGAGTTCCGTTAGTAGGTGTAGGTGTAGTTCCGCTTGCGGCAGGTGTACTATCTGGAGTTGTTGCAGGTGTAGTAACAGGACCTTGTTTAACACTCTTCATAAACTCAGGTGTTAATGCATCTAATACTTGTACACCTTTTGCACCAACAAAATCTTGTATACCAAAGAACGATCCGGCCATACCTTCTGCAATACCTTTGGCTACATCACTATTGTTAAACATACTTAATGCAACTGTACCAACTAGTTGATTTCCTAGGCCTGAAACTGCTTTTCCTAATTTTTCAGCACCCATCTTAGTAAAGAATCCACCAAGAATATTTCCTGGTATTTTAGCAATCTTAGCCACTGCAAAGTTTGATATTTCACGACCAATTAGGATTTGCATTTCACGCTGACGGTAAGCATTGTACCATTCAGTAACATCTTTAAACTGTTCATATCCAGGAGGAATTTTTCCTGCTTTGACCCATTCTTCAGCATCTTTCATATGATTATAATACTCAAGTGCTGGAGACCATAATTCATAAAGATAGGCTGCATCAAATCCAAGGCTGGCTAACTTCTTACCACCTTCTTTGATCATTTCCAATTTGCCCATGCCAACTAGTTTACCTAGTCCAACGGTTCTAAGTCCACTGTCTGTTTTAGCTTGAGCAAGTACTTTGTCAGCAAGGTCTGGACGTTTGTTTAAAGCCTTGGCAGCTTCTTCGGGACTAACTTTATATTTCTCAGCATAATGCGCAATTTCAGCGGCATCTTTTTTAGCTAGATCTTTAGCGGCAGCGGCAACTGTAGTATTTCGAGTTTTAGCAAAGTCTGCTAGCTCTTGGGCACCTTTTTTAATCAGTGGTTCATCTCCGTGGAATGCCTTAGCGGCTTTGAACCCAAGACTTCCAATACCACCTAATATATCAGCGGCTAGACCTTCTTGTGTTTGTTGTTCAGAGATTATTTCATAGATTTTCATATTAAGATCCTATGTGATATTTATCACAATTTAAAGTTGAACTACGTTCAACTGTGTTTTTCGCTAAAGCTCAAACACATATTGTTTCTTTTTATTAATTATAATAAAACGCGAAGCGTTAAGATATTATCTAGATCGTTCAGTCACACTTTGCCCAGGCAGGGCAAAGTATTTTTGGACATTATCTGAGTCGAACAACATCACTTAGCGTTAGCACTAGAACACAGGCGGTCATCCGGTACCTGCTCATGCTGTCTTTATATGACGGCGGCTTACTAACATACGCTAACATGCTAGTAAACGTGGGGCCACTACCCCTCTTTTACCCTTTGTATTCTCCTTGCAAATCAAACGGATTATAGGTATATTCCATCGTCGTCCTGTAAAGGATAGTGATTTACAACTCTGTCACCAAGCAGAACTACCTTACCGTCACACATCAGAACGGATTTAGGGCACAATATCAACGCCTGTGCGGGCTTATTTGGTGATTTAAGAGCCTGATTTATTATGATTTAAGTATATGTGAGCCATGAACACGAACAGAAATCTGCCCGTTATAATAGTCTTTTGATTCTAATACTTTACGACTAAACTGTTCACGAGCCTCTATGTATGACGTTTCTGCCTTGGATTTACAGTAAAATAGTATTTCCCTACGAAAGTTTTCTTGACCTAACTGCGCAATATCCTTGAGTAATTCGTCCGAAGACCCATAATAGGTCCGCCAATCACTGTCAATTTTACCACGGATTTTCTTTTTTTTCTTAGTGCCGTTTTTTAACTTGACTACTTTGTAGGTAGTTTTAGAAAATTTAGCTAGTTTTTTGCCTATGTACATACGCCCGCTTATTGTATTTGTAATTAGATAAACAAATCCAACACAATCTTCGGGCAATTCTTCTATTAATTGATTTTCGTAGTACCAAGACATACACTAGTTAGTGTTATCTTGATCCTGAGCCTGTTGTTTTTGAGCGGCTCGACGAACTTTACGTTCATCTAACTGCTGTCTTTTTTCTATTTGCCAAAGCCTAATATCTTTACGTCTATCAGAACACACATTACGTATGTCTGATAATAAATGCCTAATACGAATACTGCTAGCATAAGTGCCAGTGTTGATCCACTGTTGATTTTCTTCGAAATACACTCGAAGTAATCTCATCAGTTCTGCATGCAGATCTTCGTCTTGTTCTTTCACTCGGTTATTTCCAAATCATTAGCATAGCTAGTGTAACCATTTTCCTTAACAACTTTTAATACGTTGTTCACACGACCAATTAATTCATCTTTGTGTGAGATTAAGAAAATATTTTTCTTGCGTTCACGTGCCATCTTCTTAAGTACTGCTAGCGCACCTTCAACACCGGCAGCATCTAACCCGTTGTCAATAAGTTCATCAACAAACAACAAGTTAATATTTTGATATAGACTTTCCCATACATCTCGGAACGCCCATGACAAACTAAGGATTAGTCTATTTCGTTCGCCTCGGCTTAGATTATCAAAATCTAAGTCTTGCCCTAGCTGTGTAATTAAGACAGTTAAATCATTCTGGAACATGACCTGATGCGGCAAGCCCATACGGTCAAGATAGTATGTTAGTCTGTTGTTTAAATACGCTAGGTTTTGATCTATAATCTTCTTACGAATAAACGAATCCTTGCTGGTCAATAGCTTGAGTAAAAACTCTTGATGTTCTTTAAGACTGTTAAGATCATTAACATAATCCCATGTGATTTCTTGAATAGCAGTATTCTTCAGCTCATCAATTTGATCTTGATACGGATCAGTTTCGCCTATCTTAACTTCTAACTGTGTTTCAAGTGTTTTAAGATTATTTTGATGCTTGAGTGCTTGCTCAACAGTATCATAGTAAGTGTTAGGACGTTGAGTCAGCTCACCGACCGCGGCTATTTCACCTACGATGGTAACAAGGTCTGCAACAATTTTATCGTGATAAACATTGGCTTCTTCTAAATGCCGAGTTGCGTTAGCAGTCATTTCTTCATGTTTATGATCATGCAATTCTTGGTCGCAAGCATGACATTTTCGATCTTGCAGTTTAGCAAGCTCGCTAGCGTACTTTTTTACGCTACGCTCCGCTTGCGCTGTTGCGCTGTCTAACGTAGCACGTTCCTTTTCTAAACTTTTTAGCTTGGCTAATTTCTCAGAGTAACTTTTTAAGTCAGCATGTTTAGCAAGCTCGGCATCGATGTCTACGCTTTCTAATTCAATAATAGCGCGACCAATTTTTTCTATTTCTTGCTGATGCTGACTATTCCATGCACTTTGTCTAACCACTAGAGCGTCAATACTTTTTTGTATGCCTTCGTTGGCTTTTTTAGTTGCTTCAATTTTAGCACTTTCTTGTACTACCGCATCTTTTGTTTGTTTAACTAATTCTTTAAGAGTTTCTGCTTTTTCAGAAAGCAGAGTAATACCTAACAATTGTTCGATAATAACACGTTGGTCATTAGCCCGCATTGATAAGAACGGTTCAGTATAAGTGTTAAGAGCAACAATATGCTTGAACATGTCGTGGCTCATACCTAACAACTCATCTAGGTCCTTTTGCGTTTCACGCATATCTCCTTGACTGTCATCAGTTTCTGCGCCTTCTTGTTCTTGATCGTTAACAAAGAATTTCATTATAGCAGGTTTGCGCCCCCGCTCAATTCGATATTCAGTGCCGTCCTTTTCAAACGCTAGAGTAACTAACATATTCTTATTGTTAATCTTATTGATAAGATTATCTTTTTTAATGTTAGTAAGTGCGTTACCAAACAAGGCAAAACTAAGTGCGTTTACAATAGTAGTTTTACCTGTACCGTTACGGCTACCGCTATCGTCCCCACCTTGATCCAGATTCTCACCTAGTACAAGTGTCAAATTTTCCTGCGCAAAGTTTACAGCCTGGGTTTGATTACCCACACTCATAAAGTTTTTAACGGTTAACTCTTTAATTTTAATGGTCATAGGCTATTGTAAATTGCTAAAAGTGTGTTCTTGTTAAATTGATCAGAGTCGATACTAATAATTTGACTGCTGACAATTTGATCTACACTTTCAAATGCTTGAATATCGATGTTGGTATTAATTTCAGCATCTTTCTTTTCTGCAATTAAAGTTAGTTCTCGGATATCGTAGTCCGCCATGAACTTTTCTTTAATAAAGCTAGCTTCTTCATAGCTAATATCTATATCTAGTGTAACACGTAAATGACTCTTGGGCAAGATTATTGAATCAGCTTCATCGATTAGTCTACTTAAAGTCACTGTACGGAACGTAGGTTGATTAGGCCAAGCATGATATACTGGCTCTCCATCCCATTCTAGAATCATCATTCCACGTTCATCGTCCCATGCATCTGCATAATTGTGCGGAAATGCATTGCCAATATAGATCATGTTCTTTTGTTGCTGGCGCTTATGAAAGTGTCCGCTAAATCCTAGTTCATAACTGTGGAAAGCATCTAATTGGATCTCTCCATGATCTGGCATCTGTACCATGGCGTTCATAAAGAAGCTAGGCAATTCAAAGTGACCAAAGATATACTTGCCACCTTTCTTGCTTATGTTTCGCCATTCTTCTCCTACAAGCCACGGACAAAGAGTGACATCTCCAATAGTAGTAGGCTCATGTACCACAGTAATACCAGGTATATACTTTCCAAACTCCACAGAGTGTATGTCCCGTTTATCTTTGTAATACAAATCATGATTACCAGGAAAGAAATAGAAGTTGTCAAACGCCTGACCCAACTTTTCCAAAGCCCTAAGGCTATAATCCATTGTAGTGATATTAAGGCTATTGCGGTTATGATGCCAATCGCCCATAAAGATACCTGTATCACAGCCTTCCTCCTTTGCTTTAGCAATATACCAGTCTACAAAATCTTCACAGTCCTGATTGTGTGTTGAGCTATTGCTTTTAAGACCAAAGTGTATGTCTGTAAAGCAAGCCACCTTTTTAAACAAATTTGTCATTCACTACTCTCGTCAAAACGTTTTTGAGCGTTAGCGTGATCGCTTGCTCCAGTACGGCTATAACTAGGATTCATACCATTCATTTCTAAAATGTCATCGCGGATATTTTGATTACGTTTTTCAATATTAATAACTCTAACAAAGCTGTTAGTAACAGCGGCAGTAAAATAAGCAAAAGGGTTATCAGATTTCGATTCATCAAATTGTAGTCCTATTTGTGTTAGTTGTAAAATAGCCTGCCCTTTCATTTCGTCATTATAAGTGTACCCGCGGACATTGCCACGTGTTGCATAGCGTTCGCATAACTTTAACATCATACGTGCTAGAGTTGGAGTAATTTGACCTGCATCTTTATCAAAGTGGCCTTTTTCTAAATCACCCTTCCAGTGGCTTTTACCCACGCAGATTAGTTCATCTGCATCGTTAAATTTCCAATGTTGGAAAGGAGGAAAGTTTACTTTGTCTCTGTGATCTGCTAGAGTCTTTGGATTTTTCTTTCTAATGCCGTTCAATGGAATATGATCAAATGTCATAATACGGAATACAACATCTATTTTTTCTATTTTTTTATAGTCTACTTCGCAGTCTGCTTGCTTGACTTTTTCACCCTCGGCTTTACGCCGTTGGTATTCTGCATCACCTATTCTTTTAGCCCGAGCACGTTTGGCTTCTGCAATAGTGCGAATGTTGATTTTATCAACACTAGGTAATATTAAATCATATTGGTGAAATTCTGGCTGTGTAAAGCTACAATATGATGTTTTGCTCCTATGTATTTCTAACAACATATCCTTGTTGTTTAGGTAATTTACTTTTGTAGCCATTGATTAAGAGTCCTCTAATGAGTTATTATAAACTACGCACTTTAAAAAGTCAACTAAATATTATACCAAACGGGAGTTTCATATGGGTTTATTTGACGGTGGTTCTAGCATAATTTCAAATATTGGCGCAACATCTAATTTAATAGGTTCCGCCGGTCGTGCATTCGGCACTGCTGGAAACTTGGCATCTGCGCTGTCTTCTGGATATGACGCCGGTGGTGTATTAGGCGCAATCCGAAGCATCAATTTACCAGCCGCTGGAGAAGCAGTTGGAGACATTGTTAGTGCAGTAGCTAGTTTTGGGGGTGATGCTAATGCTAATGATTGGCGTGTCAGATTAAGCCTCGCTAATTGGTCTAGTTTTAGAACAAGTCCAGTGCTAGCACCTCTTAAAGATGCCGGCGGGTTGATATTTCCTTACACTCCTACAATCAATATTTCAAGCGGCGCACAGTATCAACCAGTTAATACAATACACAGTAATTATACATTCCAAGCATTTCAAAATAGTGATCCTGGCGAAATTAATATTAGTGCGCCTATGTATGTTGAGGATCCTACTCAAGGATTATATTGGATTGCAATGGTACATTATCTTCGTAGTTTGACTAAAATGTTTGCAGGCAACGATCCTAAAGCAGGCAATCCACCTCCTGTTATTTTCTTAAACGGTTATGGAAATTATGTGTTTAAGAATGTTCCGGTTATAGTAAAAAGTATGAGCGTATCGTTAACTAACGAATGTGATTATATTGGTGTTGATGTAGTTGGATCAGCAGCCGGTTCAGTTGAAGGTGTTGCATCTAGTATTGGTGGACTTGCAGATACACTAGGCGGAGTCATTCCTGGACTTAGCGGTCTTACTGATACGGTAAGTAGTATTGCAGGAGGCGTAGGACAAGTTGCCGCGCTTGCTGGTACGTTTGGTCTCGGCGGTACAACTAGTGGTGGTGTTGCCCATGTTCCGACTAAGAGTACATTTACACTTAAACTACAACCAGTCTATAGTAGAAATAGTGCTAGAAACTTTAGCCTAGATAGATTTGTTACTGGTGGATATCTAAACAACGGATTTGGTTATATTTAAAATGAAAGCAACTTACACAAATACAAGCCCGTGGTATAACACAAAGACTAAACAAGATCATCTTGACATTCTAAAAATACGACCAGTGTCTGCTGAAGTAGACGACTTTTTATACACTATTGAACCTCAGTATACGTACAGACCAGATTTACTAGCGGCTGACTTATATGGGGAAGTTAATCTATGGTGGGTTTTTATACAACGTAATTTAGATGTCTTACAAGATCCTATTTTAGATTTTGTTCCAGGCGTACAAATTTATATTCCAAAAAGTAGTAGTTTAAAATTAGTATTAGGATTGTAATATGAGTTTTGATAATTTGTCAGGAGCAATTGACTCTGCAACTAATGCTGTTAGCAGTGTAGCATCTAGTGCCTCGAGCTTATTATCTTCAGGTCCAGCTTCAGCATTGTCATCAATATCAAGTGCAGTGTCTGGACTATTGGGCGGTCTAAGTTCTTTATTTAAAGGGTTACCTAGCGGAGTTAAGTTACCATTGCCAAATCCGTTGTTTGCATATGCCAGCTACACTTATGTTTTAAGTATCGGTTGTTTAACAGATGACGACCTAATGAAACCTGACACTACATATATGATTGGAAAGCGTATTCCATTAATATGTAAATCGGCAAATGCTGATCCTAGCAATAGAGTTAATACACCCTATGGAAAATTTGATTTTTATATTGACGATTTAACACTAGATAGTTTAATAGGATTTGAACAAGGTTCGGGTAATACTAACGTTACTGGATTAACTTTTACAATTATTGAACCGTATAGTATGGGCCTGTTTATAATCGCCTGTCAACAGCTTGCACAAGAATTAGGACATGATAATTGGCGTGAAGCTCCATTTCTGCTTACTATAGAGTTTAGAGGCAACACTGAAACAGGACAAATAAAAAATATCTCCGGCACTACTAGACACATACCATTTAATTTTAATGATATGAACATGGTAGTTAATGAAAAAGGTGCAGTATATAGCTGTACAGCGCAACCTTGCAACCAATATGCACTAGGAGATGCTGTAGCAAACTTACAGTCAGATCATTCAACAGTGGGATCAACTGTACAAGAAATTTTACAAACTGGCGAAAAAAGTTTGCAAGCAGTAATTAATCAAAGAGCACAATTACTAGTAGAAAAAGGAATTGTGCCAGTTGCTGACGAATATGTTATTATTTTTCCAACTGATCCTGCATCGTCAAGTAGTGCAATTTTTACTCCAGATAACAGTAGTAGCCAGGATGCCGGCGCAACAGAAGATCCTAGCTCGTCGTCAAGTGGCGGTGTTGAAGATGTATTAGGATTATCAAGAAGTTCTATTAATGGAACGTTAATTCAAAGTTCTGATGATGTGAATGCTCTTGGCGCCGCAACATTAATTGCTGAAGATAAAAGAAAAGGTGATCCACAAACTGGTAAGAATGATGCAGTGTACGATCCTAAAAGTAAAACATTTGTTCAGGGCAATTTAACAATTGATAGTACACAAACAGAAATGAAGTTTAGTCAAGATACAAATATCCCTAACGCTATAAATCAAGTATTGTTACAAAGTGACTTTGTTAAAGATGCATTAGACAGTTCCTTAATAACACCTGAAGGGTATAGAGGTTGGTGGAGAATTGATACACAGGTGTATAATAATCCATCTAGTGAAAACATGGCAGTTACTGGAACTAAACCTAAAATAATTGTATACCGAGTAATTCCATATAAAGTACATAGCAGTAGATTAGTTCCTCCAAATACTAAAGCTCCTGGTCTAGGCGAAGGCGGAGAATTAGAAGCGCAAGCAGTTAAACATTACAACTATATCTATACTGGTAAGAATGTTGATATTCTTCGATTTGAAATTAAAGTTAATAACGGATTTACTCAAATTATGGGATCTGATGGATTAACAAGAACACAAGATGCTGTAGAAGCAGATGCTGAAGGCGGAGACTCTACACCGCAAGCAACACCAATACAACCTATGCCGCCGGGAAATCCGCCATCAACTGAATTAGGAGTGTTACCTACAATTGTAAAATACATAGGAACAATGACTGGCTCAGATAGAAAAGGTGGCGGTGGTGAAGAAGGTATTGCTCAACGTGCGGCACGTTTATTCCAGGATGCACTTCAATCTAGTACTGATATGATTGACCTTGATATGGAAATTATAGGCGACCCTTATTTTATTGCGCAAAGCGGTCAGGGCAATTATACTAGCGAAGCAGCCACTACTAATTTAAACACAGACGGATCAGTGAATTATCAAGACGGGGAAGTTGACATTAAGGTTAACTTTAGAACTCCTATAGATTTAAATCAAACGACTGGGTTATACAATTTTGGTGGGTCAAGTAAAAGCGCACCAGTTATTCAGTTTACAGGACTGTACTGTGTTAACCAAGTAATTAGTACGTTCAAAGGTGGCGTCTTTAAACAGCAATTAAAAGGTTTTAGACGACCATACTTCGAAGGCCTAGAAGAAGCGACTCCGGATCAAATGTTCTCAACACGTAGAAGTCAACCAGACCCATCGGCTGACTCTGAGGACAACTAACATGGCAAATAAAAATTTAAATCATATTTCGTCAGGGGATAGTGACCCACGTCCAGGTCCGTTCTTAGCAAGAATAGTAAGCCATCTTGATCCTACCTACATGGGTGTATTACAAGTAGAAATTTTAAGACCTAGTGGCGGCACAGCCAGTGAAGGTGAGTTGCACCAAGTAAAATATATGAGTCCATTTTATGGAGTCACTAAAGCTGAGTTTGTTAATAAAGATCCTGACGACTATAATAACACACAAAAAAGTTACGGAATGTGGATGATTCCACCTGATGTAGGAACTACAGTTGTAATATTTTTTATTGACGGAGATCCTAAACGTGGTTATTGGATGGGAAGCGTATTAGATGAAAATATGGATTTTATGTTACCTGGTATCGCCGCTACTGAAAATAATGTAGAAGGCGGAACAACTAGCTTAACAGGTGACCCATTAAGAGCACCTGTTGCAGAATACAACAATAAAGTACACGATACTGATGCAGATGTAACTCAAATTAAAAAACCACAACATCCGTTAACTACTGCGTTACAAAACCAAGGTCTAATTGAAGATGATATTAGAGGTATAACTACCAGCAGTGCTAGAAGAGAAGTTCCTAGCATGGTATTTGGTATTAGCACACCTGGGCCATTAGACAAGCAAGATGGTGCACCTACTGGTAAAGTTGGTACTGATCAAAATGCAGTGCCTAACTATCCTGCTAGTAGATTAGGCGGAACTACATTTGTCATGGACGACGGTGACGATAAATTCTTACGTAAGACTAAACCTAAAGATGGTCCTCCTGATTATGCTGCCGCATCACAAGGTGAAACTGATGGTGATGTAACAATACCGCATAACGAACTATTTAGGATTCGTACTAGAACTGGACATCAGATTGTAATGCATAACAGTGAAGATCTAATATACATTACAAACAGCCGAGGAACAAGCTGGATTGAAATGACCAGTGATGGAAAAATTGACATCTTTGCTACAGACAGCATAAGCGTACATACTGGCAACGATTTAAATTTTTATGCTGATCGTGACATTAATTTTGAGGCAGGGCGTAATTTTAATTTAAAAGTTAAAGAACGACATCAAACAGAAGTTGGTGGTGATAAAATTACTATTGTAGATGGTAAAGTCGCTATTCAAGTAAGCGGTACACAAGATGAAACAATTAGCGGAGCTCATAAACAGTCGTTTGGAGCAACCTGGGATGCTACAGTAGGCGGACAAACTAATATAACAGTAAGCGGCGGATTTGACCTTAATACTAGCGGTACAAACAAATTAACATCAGGCGGCACGATGGAAATAGGAGCGTCTAGTACTAATATTTCCGGTGGCAATATTAATCTTAATGGGCCAGCCGCAGCCTCAGCAGGATCAGCATCAGCGGCAACAGCCCCAACAGCACTGAGCACTTTTGATAATCCAACAGAAACTGATGGCACTACTATTACTAGTATTATGCTACGAGTACCTACAACAGAACCTTACCCGCATCATGAAAATTTAGACGCTACAAAATTTAAACCTGATCAAACGGATCGAGAAAGCGGTAGTGCAATTGCAACACCTGATTTTTACAAAAAATATACAACATCAACAGATCCCTTTAACAAGGTAAAAGGAACAGACAATGGCCAATAATCTTTACGAAAATATTAATTTACAAGCTCGTACTACTATAACAGCAACTACTCCTCAAATGTATCGAGGATTTAGCACAGTTAACACGACTACACAAAATTTTACATTATACGACTTTGAATTAATTAAACAAGATTTACTAAATCACTTTTATGTTCGCCAGGGTGAACGATTGATGAATCCTACCTTTGGTACAATTATCTGGGACTTAATATTTGAACCTATGACAGAGCAAGTAAAAGATTTAATACTACAAAATGTCAATGAAATTGTCAATTATGATCCTAGGATTCAAGCTGAAAACGTTGTTGTAACTAGCTACGACAAGGGTATACAGATTGAATGTACACTGAAATACCTACCATATAACATCTCTCAAAATTTAAAATTACAGTTTGATCAAGCCTCTGGATTATCAATCGCATGATTAACTACGCATATAATTTTATTCAATAAATACACTTATTAGGATAAAACATGAGTTCAACAGATCGTCAAAATAACCTGCTCATAAGCCAAGACTGGACAAAGATTTATCAGTCCTTTAAAAATGCTGACTTTCAAAGTTACGACTTTGAAAACTTACGCAGATCTATGATCGAATATATCCGTACAAATTTTCCTGAAGATTTTAACGATTATATTGAATCTAGCGAATATCTTGCTCTTATTGACCTTATTGCATATGTTGGACAAAGTATTGCCTTCCGTGTTGATTTAAATGCACGTGAAAACTTTTTAGAACTAGCAGAACGCCGCGATAGCATCTTACGCCTAGCACGATTAATTAGCTATAATGCTAGTAGAAACGTAGCCGCTAGAGGATTGCTAAAATTTAGTACTATTAAAACTACTGAAAATGTTATTGACAGCAACGGCAGAAATTTATCTGGACAAGTAATTACTTGGAATGATCCAAGTAATGTTAACTGGTACGATCAGTTTATCAAAATAATCAATGCGGCCTTACCGCAAACTCAACAATTTGGTAACCCAGTCGATTCTGCAACAATCTATGGTATTAATTCTGCGCAGTATAGATTCAACGCTTCTAATACAGATATTCCATTGTACAGTTTTACCAAAACTGTTGCTGGTCGTTCAATGGCTTTTGAAATTACCAGTACAACGTTTAACGGACAAACCTTTATATACGAAGAACCGCCTAAAGTTGGTAATCATCTAGCATGTGTATACACAGATGACGGCTATGGTGCTGGCAGTAGCAATACTGGATTTTTCTTTAATTTCACACAAGGTACATTACAGCAAGGTGTATTTTCAATTACTCAACCTAGTACAAACGAAATTATAAACATTAATACACAAAATATTAATAATACAGATGTATGGTTATACAAGTTAGATTCAACCGGCTTAGAATCAGAATTATGGACTAAAGTTCCTAATTTAACTGGCAACAATATTATTTACAATAGCTTGTCTAATAAAATTAAAAACATTTACAGCGTAATAACTAGAGCAGGCGATGCAGTTAGTTTATCATTTAGCGATGGTACGTTTGGAAATTTACCGTTAGGCACTTTTAGAAGTTATTACAGAACCAGTAATAATCTATCATACACTATTAACCCATCTGATATATTAAATGTAACAATTAATATACCTTATATATCTGCAAGAAATCAAGCAGAGACTTTAACAATTTCTCTAGGACTTCCTAGTACTGTTAGCAATGCTACGCAAACAGAAACAAATGCTAGTATAAAAGCAAATGCTCCAGCAACATACTATACACAAAATCGTATGATTACTGGTGAAGACTATAATATTAGTCCGCTATCTGCTACACAAAAAATTGCAAAAATAAAATCAGTTAACAGATCTAGTAGTGGCATTAGCCGCTATTTTGATTTAGTAGATCCTACTGGAAAATACAGTAGTACTAACTTGTTTGCAGATGACGGTGTCATATATCAAAATCCGTACACATCATTAATTAATTTTTCATACACTACACAGTCGGACATTGAAAGTGTTATTGTTAATACAATTTATGATGTATTAAATTCTCCAGATTTAAGAAATTTCTATTATACAAATTTTACAAACAATATTAATACTGCTGTAAATTTAATTTGGCATAATGTAACAACTGATAGCAATGCATCAACTGGTTATATTGGAGATTCAACAGGTCGTGTGATTTATAAAACTGGATCATATACCGCAACAGATTTACAATATGTTACATTAGGATCTTTAATTAAATTCACAGCACCGGCTGGATATTATTTTGATAATAATAATCTTAATACGCTAGTTGCTGGAATACCAATATCAAATGGTTCAAGTTACTATATTTGGGCTGAAGCAGTTTCAATTGCACAAGACGGCACCGCTTCAGGTACTGGGGTGTTATCATCTGGAAACGGACCAATAGCTTTAAATATCCCAGTTCCAAGTTCAGCGATCATTTCTCAAATAATTCCAAAGCTAACACGAACAATTGATTCAACAGTTATAACAACAATGATTGATTTAATATTCGCCAACCAACCATTTGGATTACGATATGATGCTTCTACACAATCATGGCAAATTATTTTTGAAGCAAATCTTAATACAACTACAATTTTTAGTCTAGCAAATCAAGGTAGTACATCAAACCTACAACAAGATGCTAGTTGGTTTATGTTGTTTACTACTAACAACGAATTCTATACAATTACAACACGGTTGTTGAGATACATATTTGAAAGTGATAGCCAGCTTAATTTCTATTTTGACTCTGATCAAAAAATTTATGATATTGTATCGACTTCAATTGTTAAAGACTCGATTAATGTATTAAACATTAACACTCAACCGCTTGGATCGTTGCCCTTTACCAGTAGTTTACCATGGGAAGTAATATCATCTTTTAGCGGATTAGATGGATATGTTGACCCTAAAAAAATTGTAGTTACTTTCACTGATAGTGATAATAATGGAGTAGTTGATAATCCTCAGTTGTTCCTTGACATTGTTACAACATCTAACATTGCTGGCTCAGCGGCAATTAACACAACAGCAATTAGTTCGCTATTAGCCGTAAGCAGTATGGTTGGAGCATCTATTATTGGCGCAGGTATTGCTCCTAATACAATTATTACAGCAGTTACCCCTGGAGTGTCTTTAACAATAAACAATCCAACAACTGCTACACTAGTTAATACAACTCTTACAATTAATAAATTGAATTATATTATTCAACAACGTTATTTGATCAGTCAAGGGCAGGAAGACTATAAGTACGTTAGCAACACGGCAAATGTTGTGTTGATATTACCATCTGAGAATCAAGTTGGATTTTTAACACAGTACACTGACGGACAATATTTTTATTTTGTAGATACAGATGTAGTGAAGAAATTAGATGCATCAACTTCTACTTTAAACATAAGTTTAGATTATAAAGTTTATATCGGTCGAGATAAATTAAAATTCCAATACACTCATAGTGCAGACTATGATTCAAGAATTGATCCCGGATCTAGTAACATCATGGATGTGTATGTATTAACTAATGATTATAATAACAGATATAGACAATGGCTAAGTGGTGCAAATATTAGCGAACCACTTCCTCCTAGCTCGTCTGAATTACATAGTCTATTAAGTTCTAATCTTGATCCTATTAAAGCAATATCAGATGAAATAATATATCATCCAGTGAGCTATCAGTTGTTATTTGGTCCTCAGGCTCCTAACAATTTACAAGCAACATTTAGTGTTATTAAAAACACCAGTTCAACAGCATCAGATAATGATATTAAAGCAAGAATATTATCTGCAATTAATACATTCTTTGCGTTGGATAACTGGAATTTTGGAGATACATTCTATTTTACAGAATTATCAACATATGTAATGAACCAGCTTGCACCTGATATTACAAATTTTGTAATTATTCCAAAACAAGGTGATTTATATTTTGGAGCATTATTTGAAATTAAATGTCCTAGCAATCAAATATTCTTAAGTTGCGCAACATCAGATACTATTGTAGTTGTATCTGGGTTTACATCAGCAAACTTAAAAACAGTATCTGGCAACGCACTAACGTCTTTAGTAACATCACAGAATGTTACAAGTGCAAACTTTGGAGTAACAAATGGTTGATAGTGTTAACCCTAACGGTAATAGTTCTGGTCTTAGTTTAAATTTACTTCCACAGTTTTATAGAACAGAAGCTAATAAAAAATTCCTTCAAGCTACACTTGATCAATTATATCAACCTGGTGCAATTAAAAAAGTTAACGGGTATATCGGTCGAGAAAATGCTAAATCGTCAACAGGCACTGACATATTCGTCAAGGCATCTGACGCCGCAAGACAAAATTATCAATTAGAGCCTTCTTTAACAGTAACGGATTCTATTGGTAACGTAACTTATTTTAAAGATTATATTGACTATATTAATCAATTAAATGTATTTGGCGCTAATACTAGTAATCATGCAAGACTAAATGCACAAGAATTCTATTCTTGGGATCCACATATTGATTGGGACAAGTTTGTTAACTTTCAAAATTACTATTGGTTACCGTACGGTCCAGAGTTAATTAAAATTTATGGACAGCAACTTGCTATAGAAAGTACATATACAGTAACACTTGAGTCGGAATTAAACAATAACGAATATCTATTCACGCCTAACGGATTTACTCGAAACCCTGTATTAAGATTATTTAGAGGACAGACATACACATTTGAAATTACTAGTCCAGGTAATCCTTTTAGTTTTAAAACAGCTAGAAGTTTAGGCATTGCAGATAGATACGAAACTGCAACACTAAGCGGAAGTGCTGTTACAAACGGAACAATAACTTTTACTATCCCATTAGATGCACCTAGCTTGTTGTACTATCAAAGTGAAAGTGATTTAAATCTTGGCGGAGCAATTGAAATCTACAACATCCTTGAAGACACATTCATTGATGTTGAAAATGAAATCCTTGGAAAAAAACAGTATAAACTAGCTAATGGCATAGAGTTAAGTAACGGAATGAAAATTGCCTTTGGTGGTAATGTTACTCCTGCAACTTATGCATCTGGACAATTTTATGTTGACGGTGTTGGAATTTCTATTAAACTAATTCCTGAGTCAATCTTAGAAATTACAAGTCCTTATACTACTGTAACTGACATTTTATTTGATTCTGATTCGTTTGATACAGAGCCATTTGACAATGCTAGCGGATTTGCAGATAGCTTAGATTATATTGTAATCAGCCGAGCTTCTCGAGATTACAATCCATGGAGTCGATATAATCGTTGGTTCCATAAAGATGTTATAAATGCCAGCGCATTGTTTAACAATTCAATAGCCAGCTTAGATCAAAAATACAGAGCAATTCGTCCAATTATTGAATTCAATGCTGATTTAAAATTATTCAACTATGGTACAACAGCTATAGATGACATTGACCTGATTGATAACTTTACAACTGATGTGTTCTCAACAATTGAAGGTTCATTTGGATATAATATTGACTCAGTAGCTTTACAAACAGGACATAAGATACTGTTTACTGCCGACACTGATATTCTTGTTAAGAATAAAATTTACCAAGTAGAATTTATTGACATACAACATATCAATGGTCTTAAGCAAATTCATTTAGTTGAAATTGAAACACCGTCATTAAATCATGTAGTCTTAGTAAGACAAGGCAAATCTAACCAAGGTCAGAGTTACTGGTATAATGGAACAGCATGGAAGTTAGCACAAAAGAAAACAACTGTAAATCAGCCGCCATTATTTGATATTGTTGATTCTAATAAAATTAGTTTTGGTGATACCAGTGTATATAATGGTTCAACATTTATAGGAACACAAATTTTTTCATACAAAATTGGAACTGGCATTGCCGACTCTAATTTAGGATTTGCATTATCATACAAAAATGTAAGCAACATTGGTGACATTGTTTTTAATTTTAATCTAGCTACAGATATTTTTCAATATAAAAAAACTACTGCGGTTATTGATCAAGGTATAAATGTTGGGTATCTTGTTACACAAGATTATGCTGGTAATGTTGTATACGAAAATGGCTGGAAAAAATCTGTAGTTGATACAGTGCAAGCCGCTATTAGAATATATAAAAATTCTAATAAAACAAATAATTTTAATTTAGATATATTTGATGATATTAGTAATTTAAATGATCTAGTAGTAAGAGTGTTTGTTAACGGCAAGCGACTAGACTGGCCAAATTGGTCAATTGTTGATACTCCTAGTTTTAAACAGATTGTTCTAACAACAGATATTCTGCTGACTGATGTATTGACAATCAAAGCCTATGCAAATCAATCTATTAATGCTAATGGATACTATGAGATTCCGATCAACTTACAAAATAATCCATTAAACAATCAAATAGTTGAATTCACTTTAGGTGAAGTAATTGATCATGTTAATTCTATTGTTGACAATTTAGGAACAATATTTGTTGGATCATTCCCAGGCGAAAGCAATTTACGAGATTTAGGAAACTTATCAGCATTTGGCACTAAGTTTGTTCAACATAGCGGTCCAGCAAGTCTTTCGTTGTACCATGTTACTTCGCCACAGAATAATATTGTTCACGCATTAGAACTTGCAAGAGATGAATATAATAACTATAAACGAAATTTAATTGCAGTTGCTGAATCTCTTGGTGTTGAAGCAGATTCAAGAACATTAGTAAATCTTATAATCCAACAGATCAATAAAGATACTCCAACTACACATCCTTATTACTTTAGTGATATGGTGCCATACGGCGCAAGTTTAGCTACAAATTTAAATGTAGTAGATTACAGAATAAAATTATATCCATTAACAAATAGTTTCAATCTAACTGAGCTATCATCTAAAGCAGTAGGCGTTTACTTAAACGGTACACAACTAATACATGGACGTGATTATACATTTGTTGACCAGAATTTTATAAATGTGTCTGCAACATTGGCAAACGGTGATGTAATTACAACATATGAATATGAAAGTACTGATGGGTGTTTCATTCCCGAAACTCCTACTAAGTTAGGATTCTGGCCTAAATATGAACCTAAATTATACTTAGATACTTCGTTTGTAACTCCGCGATGGATGATACAAGGACATGACGGCAGTCAAATATTAGCATATGGTACTTACGGTGCTAATAGCACATCTGATTTCCGTGATGGTATACTTTTAGAATTTGAAAAAAGAATTTTTAATAATATTAAAGTCAATTATGATACTAGTATTTTTGATTTAGCTACAATTATTCCTAGCTACAATAGAACTAATTCGTATAGTGTTGACGAATTTAATCAAGTATTAGCTCCAAATTTTTATAAATGGACTGGTTTAGTAGGAGTAGATTTTACTAAGCCGTTAAGTTACGATCGAAGTAATTCTTTTACATATAACTACACTGGGCATAGCTCCCCTAATGGTAGTAATGTTCCAGGATATTGGAGAGGCATTTACAGATGGATGTTAGATACTGATAGACCTAATTTGTGCCCTTGGGAAATGTTAGGTTTTAGTATTGAGCCAACTTGGTGGACATCATTGTATGGCCTAGCACCTTATACTAGCGACAACTTGCCTATGTGGCAAGACATTAATGATGGCATGGTTAGAGAACCAGGAGTACCTCCAGTTTATCTACCGCAGTATGCTAAACCATTTTTAATGCAACATATCCCAGTTGACGAATCTGGAAATATTGTTAGTCCTGCAATATCTGGACTAGCATCGGGAATCTTTACAGTATCAACTGACAATAATTTTGTATTTGGCGATGTTAGCCCTGTAGAAGCCGCTTGGCGCCGCAGTAGTTATTATCCATTTAGTGTATTAGTTGCATCAATGCTATTAACACCATCTCAAACATTCGGAGTGTTACTAGATAGATCCCGTATTGTTCGTAACCTAGCTGGACAATTAATAAACGCAGACACAGGTTTAAGAATCCGTCCTGCTGATGTTGTGTTACCGAGCATTTATTCTAGTAGTACTCGAGTACAGACTGCTGGAATTATAAATTATATAATTGATTATATTTTACATTTTACTTTTAGTAATAATATCAAATCGTATAATACATATCAAACTGAATTGACTACAATGGTTCCGCGATTGTCATATCGTGTAGGATCATTCACTAACAAAGATCAATTTAATCTATTACTAGATTCTAAAACTCCGCTGTCAGCTGGAAGTGTATTTGTGCCAACTGAAGATTATAATATTGTTTTAAACACTTCTAGCACAGTTCGCAAGATTACATATAGTGGTGTAATTATTACAAAATTAAGCACCGGGTATCAAGTGAAGGGTTACAGTATTACTCAACCTTATTTTAAGTACTACAACTATACAAAAACTGGTGCAAAAATTAATGTTGGCGGAATATCAGAAACATATGTTAGCTGGACACCTTTTCAACAATACGGTGCTGGGTCAGTTGTAAAATATAATAATGCTTATTATCGTGTTCAAACAACACACACAGCAACTGATACTTTTATTCAATCGTATTATCAAGTATTACCAGATATTCCAATCATTGGCGGTGCCAACGCTGCCTTGAGAAGCGAGTGGGACCGTACAACTTCAGTAGTTGTTCCTTATGGTACACTATTTTTATCTGTACAAGATGTTGTAGATTTCTTACTAGGTTACGGTGAATGGTTAAAAGATCAAGGGTTCATATTTGACGATTATAATAAGAACCTAGGAACAGTTACCAATTGGGAATCTAGTTCAAAAGAATTTTTATTCTGGACCACACAAAACTGGAGCGCAAGCACGTCTAAGTGGCAAGATTGGACACCAAATATTAATGTGCCATATGGTAATATAGTTCGATATAACGGTGATTATTATAGTGCAGTAGTTAATATTCCTGCTTCTTCGATATTTGATACTACATTGTATAACAAATTAGACGGGCTAAGTGACATTGGCAGTTCAGTAATTAGTTTGAGCCCAGCCGCATCTAAATTAACATTTAATGCACCGTTAACTGTAGTTCAAGATATTAATGATCAATTTAATAACTATGAAATTTTTAAAGTAGACGGGACTCCGTTAAGTTCAATATTTTTAGATAGTTATAGAGAAAACAATTTAGTAAGTTACAATACTAAAACAACAGACGGGATATATTGTGCTAGCTTTTATCTAGTTCAAATAGAACATTTAGTTATTCTAAATAATACTACTATTTTTAATGATACAATATATAATCCTGAAACTGGTTACAGACAAGAACGAATTAAACTTTCTGGATACATCACCTCTGGCTGGTATGGCGGTTTAGATATTCCTGGATTTATCTATGACCAGGCAATAATACAAGAATGGGAGCCATGGAAGGACTATGCACTAGGTGACACAGTTAGCCATCAAAGTTTTTATTACAGTGCATTATCTTTTGTAGCTGGATCATTAACTTTTAATGCAGGCGATTGGGTAAAACTTACTGAAAAACCAACTCCTCGACTATTACCTAACTGGACAAATATAGCAACTCAGTTTACTGATTTCTATAGTTTAGATGACGATAATTTTGATACCTCACAACAAAAAGTAGCTCAACATCTAATCGGCTATCAAAAGAGACAATACTTAGATAATATTATTCAAGATGATGTTAGTGAATATAAATTTTATCAAGGTATGATTCGTGAAAAAGGAACACAAAATGTTCTTAATAAATTATTTGACGTATTAAGTTCCAAAAATAAAGAAAGTTTAGTGTTCTATGAAGAGTGGGCGTTACGAGTTGGGCAATACGGTGCTAGTAATTCTTTTGAAAATATAGAATTTGTACTAGATGAAAAATTATTTAGAAATAATCCTCAAGGATATTTGCTATTACCTCAACACGACTCGACATTAAATGTCTTTATCAATCAACAAACACCTAATGATGTATATTTAAAACCATTAGGATACAACTCTCAACCCTGGCCGGTACTATCTAAATATAATCCTTATTTGCGAGATGCAGGTTATGTTGACACGGCTGATGTATTTTTAACTTTAAAATCGTTGTCTGATATTACTTCTCAAGACATTACAAAATTTAATAACGGTGCATACGTCTGGGTTACATTTGAAAAAAATAATTGGAATGTTTATAGATATACTGATATCAATATGGTTGTTCAATCAGTTTCTTATAATGCTACTACAAAAATTCTAACAATTACTACACAAAATTTAGTTAATTTGCAAGCTGGATCATATGTAGGATTAGCACAAGTGGCATTACTACAAGGTTTTTATCAGATACAATCAGTTACATTGAATTCGTTTACAATATCTGCAACCATTACTGGGTTTCCTGGCCAGTTTACACAGTCAGCTAACTTAGTAGTATATGCATTGGTGTCACAACGTGCAAGTTCAATAGATGCAATAGATTCAATATTACCTAAAGTAATTAACGACAATGAGCTAATATGGACTGATAAAAATGCCGATAATAAGTGGGCTGTCTGGAAATACAATCCTATATATACGCAGTCTTTTATTAATAACTACGATCCTCAAAATAATCTAGAATATGGATTAACTGTTGCTATGAATAAAGCAGGTAATATATCTGCGGTTGGAACAGCAATTGGCGAAGTTATTACGTATGATAAGGCGTCTGTTGCAACTCCTTGGATACAACGACAAGCAATTCAGCCTCCGTTTATTGCTCATAACAATTTAAATTTAATTAGTAATATTGCTAGAGTAATTGCGTTCTCACCTGATGGATCATACATGGCAACTGGCAGTCCGCTTGCTGGGTATGCTTCTCACAATTTTGTCGGAGTATGGGCAACTGGTACAGTATATGGTACTGGTTTAATTGTTTCTATAGATCCGCTGTCCGACGGAAATATACAATACTATCAAGCAATTTCTACAACATCTGATAATCCTATTGGAAGCGTTAATTGGGAAAGAATTCCTTATATTCCAGTATCTCAAACAGGTAGTTGGAGCAAATACGACTCTTATCCATTAAACACTTTAGTTACCTATAACGATGTGTTGTATCAAGCAATACAACAAACTTACGGACAAACTACAATAACAATTACAGCAATCAACGGATTGACTGGAGAATTAACTACTACATCTACAGCTAACCTACAAGTTGGACGTCGATTAACCTTTGCAGTCGGCACAACATTTGGCGGAATAATTCCAACACAGGCATATTATGTCTTGCGTATATCTGGCAGCACCACATTTACAATTACAGATACTTACAATGGCAATAATTTTGCGTTGTTAACAACATCTACAGGTACAATGACTGCTACACAGGTAGCACCAACTCCTCCATCATCTGGTTCAGCATCATGGTCTACAGTTAGCCCTCAAGTTGGCCCTGCACAGCACGGAGTAGTTTCTTTATATTCTAAAGATACAAATAATATCTACACACTAGTTGACACAATTATTAGCCCAGAGATTTCAGCAAATGAACAATTTGGATCAACAATTACCTTTGGAACTAATAATTTGTTCATCGGTGCAATTGGAAATAATAACAATACTGGTGCAGTTTATGGTTTGGTCTATACAGAATTTTTAGAAGCTACAACTGGATATAATCCAGTCGGAAGTGGCATCAGTACAATTGTTGTAAGTTCAACCGTTGGTATCAGACCTGGAATGTATGTACAAGGTATTGGCTTCACAGGTAATCAACAAGTTGAAGCAGTTCTTAATACAACAACATTAGTTTTAACAGGTAGTCCTAATTCTGAGCCAAGTGGCGCATTGAACTTTATTTCGATAGGCTGGCGATATCAGCCGGTGCTACCGATAACTGGCACAGTTGCCGGTAGTAACTTTGGAAGTAGTATTACCATTAGTGATAATAATGCTGTATTAGTAATAGCTGCCGCAGGTGGAACAGTTGCTGGAACAGTAACAGTACTATTCAATTCTCTTAACGGACAAGCTGGCACACAGCAACTAATCAGCGGTTCTAATGTAGACTTTGGAATAAGTGTTGATCTGTCCGATGATGGTACTTATCTAATTATATCAGACGACAGTGCTAGTGCTCCGTTAGTTCCACAACTTGGTAACGTTTACATTTATAAATTTAATGGAACAAATTATGGTTCAACTCCGTATCAAACATTAGTAGATCACCAACCTGAAACAAATGGTCGATTTGGAAATAAAGTTGCATTTATGAATAATTATAAGACTATAGTAGTTTATAGTCTGTATGGCGACACTGAAACGTTTATGACATTTAATACAAATGGTGTTACTACGTTTGATAAAAATTCAACAACGTTTTCAACTAAAAATATTAACAGTGGTAGAATTGATATCTATGATAATTACTCTACTAAGTGGGTGTTTAGCGAAAGTTTAACTACAACGAATCAAGCGTTAGATGGATACGGTGCTGGATTTGCAGTCGGAGACAACCATGTATTTGTTAGCGCACCTAATGCATTAGATTATGATAATCAAGGAACATCGTATGTTTCTGGTAGAGTGTACTATTACGGTAAAATGCCAAATGAGTATTCTTGGCAGACTTATAAACAAGAAATTTTAAAACCTGATGTTAGTAAAGTTAAAAAGGCTTTCTTGTATAATAGAAGCACTAATCAGCTGATAACATACCTAGATGTAGTCGATCAAGCCCAAGGAAAAATTCCAGGGCCTGCTGATGAAGAAATCAAATTTAAAACATTCTACGATCCAGCAGTGTATACTGTCGGCGATGCCACGGTCAACGTAGACACAAGCTCAGCTTGGTCAAAAGATCAAGTAGGCATGTTGTGGTGGGATTTAAGAACCGCTAAATTTATTGACAGTTATTCAGATGATGTAGTTTATAGAAATTCTACATGGAATTCTTTAGTAGTTGGATCAACAATTGATATTTATGAGTGGGTACAAACTCCTCTCCTACCTTCAGCTTGGGATAAAATAGCTGATACCGGACCTGGAGTAGCTGCCGGAGTTAGTGGAAAATCGTTGTACGGCGATAATTCTTATTCTACTAGACAAGTATATGATAATGTAAGTAAAAAATTTAAAATTACATATTTCTATTGGGTAAAGAACAAAAAAATAACGCCAAATGTTTCAGGCAGAAACATGTCTGCATCAAATGTTGCTACATTAATTGGCAATCCAAGAGGCCAAGGTTACACATTCCTAGCATTAACGGGACTAAATTCTTTTAGTTTGATTAATGCTAAACAGTATCTTAGTGATGTCAACGTAGTATTAAGTGTAGAGTATTGGCTAGTTGATAAAATTGATCAAAACATTCATAATCAATGGAAAATGATTAGCAATGACCCAGCTGTTAATATTCCTAGTGTTATTGAAAAGAAATTGTTTGACAGTCTATGCGGGCGTGATACTGCTGGCAGATTAGTTCCTGATCCTGCACTACCAATTAAATTAAAATATGGTATTGAAAACAGACCACGCCAGGGCATGTTTGTTAATCGATTTGAAGCTCTTAAACAGTATATTGAATATGCTAACAACATCATGATAGCTCAACAAATTGTTAGCAATTGTGATATTAGTAGCTTGCAATCATTTGATCCTGAACCAAATATTAATACTGGTCTGTATGACGTTGTATTTGATACAGATGCTGAATTAAGATTTGCAAATGTTGTAACTTATTCAAGAGCATCGGCTGTTCCTGTGATTGTAGATGGAAAAATTGTCGGTGTGACAATTACCACTCCCGGTAAAGGCTATTTAATTGCTCCTTATATTTCAATAGTTGGAACGGGTAGCGGTGCAATAGTTAAAGCAACAATTAACACCTTAGGAGAAATAACTGGAGCAACTGTTATTAATAGTGGTTCTGGATATAGTGATTCTACAAGTTGTTTAATTAGAGATTACTCGGCACTAGTACATAGCGATAGTCAAGCAACTGGTAATTGGAGTATATATTCATATGACGGAATTAATCAAGTATGGTCACGTATCATAACACAGGCATATGATGTTAGAAATTTTTGGAGTTACGCTGATTGGTTTGCAACTGGATACACACAGTTTACCGCAGTAGATCATTCTGTTGCAACTCTTGCAGAATTAAACAATATAACTGTTCTAGTTGGAGAAGTTGTTAAAGTTCGAACAACAAATTCTGGAGGTTGGGAATTACTAACAAAGTATGCTAACTCAACATCAGTTGACTGGACTTTATCATATAGTGTTGTTGGAATACAAAACGGAACTATACAATTTAATTCTACATTATATGAGTTTGTAGATACTAGTATTGGTTATGATGGCTCTACGTTTGACGGTGAATCTTTTGATACAGTAGCGGCAGTTGAGTTGCGTGTAATTTTAAATGCTATTAAAAATAATATTTTCATTAACACACTAAAACAAGAATATTTAAATTTATTTTTTACTGCTGTAAGATATGCACATAGTGAACAATCTTACATTGATTGGATTTTTAAAACTAGTTTTGTAAGAGCTGAACACAATGTAGGGGCATTAAGCCAACCTGTAACATACATACCAGAAAATTTAAGTAACTTTGAAGATTATATTGCAGAAGTTAAACCATATAGAACAAAAATTAGAGAATATATCAGTAACTATGAAAATTTAGATACTGGACAATTAGCTGTTACTGATTTTGATTTACAACCAGTATATGAAAATGGTCAAGTTTCCTTAATTAATACCTATGTAGCCAACGGATCAATACAAGCGTCTGATCCAGCAATTCAAACATATCCTTGGAAATTCTGGTTAGATAACGCAGGATATGTTGTAACTGAATTAAAAATAGTTTCAGGCGGCAGTGGATATGTGACTCAGCCTACAGTTGTTATAACAAGCGATAGTGGTTCTGGTGCAACGGCTACTGCCTTGTATACTAACGGTGTTGTAAACAGAATTATATTGTTAACTCCTGGTTCTGGTTACTTGTCAGCACCTACAGTAACAATTAAAGGTGGTATTACTGCCACTGGTACTCCAGCAGTAGCGGTTGCTATAATTGGGGATAGCCCAGTAAGATCAACTTTGATTAAAGTAAAATTTGATAGACTGACACAAACATACTATATTAATCAATTAGAAAATACTGAAACATTTACCGGTTCGGGTTCTAAAGTGCAATATAAACTACAATGGGCACCTGATATTCGAATTGGAAAATCTAGTGTAACTGTAAACGGCACACCAGTGCTCCGTGAATTATACAAACTTACTACAGTAACATCTACGGCTAAGGGATATACTAGTTATTCAGGATCTATAACATTCACTAGTCCTCCTCCAGTTGGTGCAGAAATAATAGTTAACTATATTAAAAATTGGGACTTGCTAACTTCAGCAGATCGTATTCAATACTACTATAATACTTCTTCAGGAAACTTAGGAAAAGATCTTGCTCAGTTAATGACAGGTATTGATTACGGCGGAGTAATTGTCACAGGTTTAGGGTTTGACATTAGTTCAGGATGGGACGCACTTCCTTATTATTCAGATAAGTGGGATAGTGTTGACCCTCTATTTGATGATTATATTGTAACAGCATCAACCAATCAACGTGTATTTACATTACCATATACTCCTACAGCTGGAACACAGATAAATGTGTACCATCTACAGAGTAATGTAGATTCGTATGTGTCTGACGGTGTTAAATTATCATATGCGTATAATGTTCTTTCTGAGTTACCAGTAGTAACAGTTGTTCGTACAGTAGTTAGCGCAACACACTCTTTAACAGTAAATAGCGCAGGATTAACTACACTTACTATTGCAAGTACAGATGGATTAAAAATAGGTGACGTTGTTACATGTAATTCAACAGCATCATTTAGTTATAATACAACAATTACAGCAATTCCGTCATCAACTACAGTTAGCCTGAGTCAAATTATTTTTGTTGATGTTCCTACCGGCAGTTCAATAGTGTTTACTAGAACACTAGTACCAGCGGTTGATGTTACTATTAATAAAAATGGTTCAATAATATTAGTTACTGCGGTAACTGCTGGCAGCGTTATAAACATAACTGGAATTTTATCTCCAGTTAGAATTGACGATCCGCAATACGGTACTGCACAGCAAACAAATTTTAACGCTGTGATGTATACTCCTATAGCAGGTAGTCCTGGCCAGACAATCACTCCATTAGATGGAGGTGGTGCTACAATTACAGGATCACCTACAGTTGATGATGCAGGTCAAGCATCGACAGTATATGGACAATCTGATTCAACAATTGACGGAGAAATTATTAATAATGTTATCACTAACGTTGTTGAACTACCTCCAGAATTTGTAGTGTCTTCTGGAGATAGATTTATTTTCCGTAAGAGCACTAGCGACGGATCAGTAACTCCTCAGAATGTTGATTATGATACTGCTATTACAGGCGGTGATCTTGCTTATTCTACAGCAACTGGCTTTGCGGCTGACGATATTATTATGGATGGTGATGGATTAGTAACTCCTACATCTAGTCCAGCGCCTGAAGAAGTAGTTCCAGGACAAGTTGTTGATACTCTTGCAATTAAAGTATACGATCAAAATAGTTCAGGTAGCGCAAACTTTAAAGTGGATAGATATTTTAGCGATGGTATAACATCATCGTACGCAATCTCTCAACAACCTAATAGTTCGCAAGCAGTAATAGTAAAATTAGGAAATGTAATCGAAACTCAGATCGATAATTATACTATTGATTATCGTAATAAACTAGTTATTTTTAATACTGTGCCTGCGGCAGGTCAAGAAATTGGAATATTCAGCATTGGTTTTAATGGCAGTAATATTTTAGATATTGACTATTTTGTCGGTGATGGCATAACACAAGAGTTTATTACTCGAGCAACTTGGCTTGATTCTATTACTACTCTAGTATATGTTGATGGTGTAGTTACAAATGCAGATTTATTTAAAACAGATTCTAGTTATTCGTTAGTTGATGCAGTTGGCATACGATTTGTTAAACCGCCGGTAACTGGTGCGTTAATAAATTTTGTTATTGTTAGTGGGAATCAACAAACTTTTGCAATTACAAAGACAGAGCGTATAACCCCAAATGGTAGTTTAACATCATTTGTGTTAGCAAATCCAATTGGCACTAGTATTCCAACCGAATCTAATATTATTGTAAGAGTAGGATCAAATATACTTCGAGCTCCTACTAACAGCTATTTTACTATTGGTAATAATAGATTAAACTATACAATTGACCCAACTAAGTTTAGACCATATGTACTTGCAATTACAAATATTCAAGTTATTGCAAATGGCGTAGAACTAATTCTTGGAAAAGATTATATTGTTGATATTAGTGGAATTACAATTAAACTGAGCAAACCAGCATACAAAACTTACACAGGAACACAGCTAGTTGTAAGCGTTAATGCAGGCGCAGATTATTCATACACTCCATCAAATAATACAATTACATTTAATACAGCTCCAGCAATAAACAGCGTGGTTGAAATTATTAGTAGTTACCAACACAATATTTTAGATATTGAACGTACTACCACTACTGTTACTTCAGACCTAAGTTTAACTCCAGATACTTTAGAATTCTATACATACAATGCAATCAGCAATGGTCGAATAGTATTAGATAGACCAGTGATTGATGAAAATTATGTCTGGGTTATACAAAATAATACATTGTTAATCCCAAGTTTTGACTATAAGGTTAATGATGATAGAAATAGTATTCAGTTAGCACATGCACCAGCGGCTAACGATAATATTTCAGTAATGCTGTTCAGTAGTAACGTGTTAACGGCTAGTATCTCTTATATGCAATTTAAAGATATGCTAAATCGCGTAATATATAAACGACTAAGTCTTAACAAGCAAACTATCTTAGTTAATGATTTGCTATGGAATGATACTATTATTACTGTTAAGGATGCAAGTAATTTTGATGTTCCTAATCCTTCTCAAAATAAACCAGGCATTATTGAAATACGAGGTGAACGAATTGAATATTTTGCCCTTAACGGTAATGTATTAAGCAGACTACGTAGAGGTACACTAGGAACTGGCACCCCACCGTTACATATTGCTGGATCAATTGTTCAAGATATCGGCGGATCTGAAACAATTCCATACACTGATACAACAACAGTTGAACAGATTTTATCAGACGGCACTAATATAGTTAATTTACAAATTACACCAATGGCTGAAGTTATTGCATCTGGAAAAGCATATACTACTACTGCTAATTGGAACTATGCATCAGGCTATGAATCTTCAATCCCAGCAGGATATTTGCAAGCAGACGACATTGAAGTGTTTGTAGGCGGGTATGACACTAGTTTAACATGGACTAGCGGAGTACTATATCCTGTAGGTGTTGTAGTAAATGTAAACACCTATACTTACAGATGTATCACAGCACATACTAGTAGTGATAAATTCAGTACAGACAGCAGTAACTGGCAGTTCTTTATTGGTAATATTCGCTTAAAGAAATCGCCGTATAAAGTTCATAATGTTAATGTTGCACCTTATAGTCCAGAAGGTGATGTACAACTAGATGCAGATTTTGCAGTTAACGGAGTGTCGTCTAGTATACGTCTTACAAATAAATTAGCTGTTGGAACACAAGTAACTGTTGTTAAACGTTCTGGAACAGCATGGGATGGTGCTCTTAACATATTAGATGATAACAATACTATTTCTAGATTCTTAAAAGCTACACCTGGAATATGGTATACAGATTACAATAAATATTTGCAACAACCGACAGCAGTTATTTCAACATTCGATTCAAGTGTTGGCACATTTGATTCAACTACTACAACATTTGACCAAGGAAATTAATAATGGCACAGCAACTTATCAACATAGGATCAGCGGCAAATGATCACACAGGCGATTCATTCCGAACTGGTGCTCAAAAAATAAATGCTAATTTTACAGAACTTTATAGCAGTACTGTTATACCGGCTCAAACCGGAAATAGTGGTTTATTTTTAAGTACTGATGGTACAACATTATCTTGGCAAACTCCAGTAATTAACAATGTTGTATTAACAACTAACTCTTATGCAGACCCTTCTTGGATTACTAGTTTAAGTTATGCTAAAATTAATGGAGCGCCAACGCCTTACACCTTGCCAACAGCTAGTACTAGTGTTATCGGCGGAGTCAAGGTAGACGGTACTAGTATAACAATTAGTGGAACCGGAGTAATTAGTTCTCCTCCCCAAATAGTGCCGACTGCAACTACTAGTACATTAGGTGTAGTAAAAGTTGATGGAACAACAATAACTCTAAACGGCAGTAGTCAACTAGTAGCCACACAAACTACTATAGCTAGAACTACAGCATCTGGAACAACTCAATCAATTGCTGCCAGCGCATTTGACATCATTACAATTACTGGATTTAAAAGTTATGCACTTTTAAGTATAACTGTTAGTTCAGCGGCCTGGGTAAGCGTGTATACTTCTGTGGCAACACAGGTAGCAGATGTATCTAGGTCAAAAACAACTGATCCAACACCCGGTAGCGGAGTAATTGCTGAAGTTATTACAACTTCTGCAGGTACACAAAAATTTACCCCAATGATTTTTGGGTTCAATGACGAAACTGTTCCTAATAACAATATACAATTAAAAGTATACAATAACGGCGGTTCAGCCGCGGCAATTACAGTTACTCTTAACTTAATTAAATTAGAAAGTTAACAACATTAAACTAGCACATTATGAACACGGATAAATACAAGATAAAGAGAGACCATTATGCAGAGTAAAGACGTAACTGGAATACATATAGAAGGGCATATTAAGATTCATGACCCTGAATCCAAAGAAATTTATGTTAATAAACGTAATGCAATTCATTACGAGAACATTAGTATTGCCCTAGCAGAAAGTATGGCTAACAGTGGTCAGGGATTTGTTTATCAAATGGCGTTTGGTAATGGCGGAACAGCCATTGATCCAACTGGAATTATTACATATCTAACCCCAAACAGTTCAGGTAGCAATGCTAGTTTATATAATCAAACATATTCTAAAATTGTCGATGGTAATTCTAGCAACAATGTAGATCCTACACGTAATTTTATTGAAACTCGTCATGTAACTGGTACAAATTATACTGATTTATTTGTAACCTGCTTGTTAGATTACGGCGAGCCCGGCGGACAAAGTGCATTTGATACAACTACAAATGCAAATAATTCTTTTGTATTCGATGAGTTAGGCTTGCAAAGCTATAGTTCAACCGGTCAAAGTTTATTGTTAACGCATGTAATTTTTCACCCTGTGCAAAAAAGTTTAAATCGATTAATTCAAATTGACTATACTGTGCGTATTCAAAGTCTAACCGGTTTGGTAGGAGTTTAATAAATGACGTACCAAGTAACTTATTCTGAACCAAACAATCCTGCTAAAGCACCAATCATAGTTGCAGATCAAACGCTTAACACACAAACTAGTATCACATTTGTTGGTAAGAACTATGCCGGCTACGGTGCAGTTCTTGCAACTGACATGTTACACATGTTAGAAAATTTTGCTAATGCCACAGCTCCTGCAAATCCAGTTCAAGGTCAACTATGGTATGACACCGCTGGCGGTATTAACACACTTAAAGTATACGATGGTACAACTTGGGGAGCCGCAGGCTCGTTAAAAAAATCAGCATCTGCTCCTGATGTTGCTAATAGTACAGTTGGAGATTTATGGTCTGATACTGCAAATAATCAATTGTATTTGTTTTCGGGATCAAATTGGATTTTAGTTGGTCCTCAATTTAGCGCAGGCACATTAACTGGTCCAATCGTTGATGAAATTGTTGATACAAATAATATAACGTATCCAGTCATTTCTCTATATGCTAACAATTATAGAATTGCAATAATTAGTAAAGATACTTTTATACCTAAAGCATATATTGCTGGATTTTCTAGTATCAATCAAGGTATTAATTTAAGTACAACTGATTCTACAAACACTGCATCGTTATCTAGAATTTGGGGAACTGCAAGCTCTGCAGATGCATTGCTAGTTAATAACACAGCAATACCAGCTTCTAGTTTCTTACGTAACGATCAAGTTAGCTTAACAAACAACGCTATTAATATTAAATCTGATGCCGGCATTAGTCTAGGGCAAAGTTTAAATTTCAATATTGGTGTTAATGGTAATTCAACAGTATTCTATTCTAAAAGTAGTTCAAACAGTATTGACTTTAATTTAAATAGTTCAATTCTAGTACATTTATCGCCGTTAGGCAAAGTTGGTATTGGCCCAAATAATGTTACTCCTGCATCTGCGCTTGATGTACTTGGTACAATAACAACTAGTGCTGGATTGACTGACACTGGAACATTAGATCTTACCGATACTAACGGTCCAAGTATACAAACTCTTGGCGGGTTACAAGTTGCTAAGAAAACATCTCTTGGAGATGATACTACTATTAATGGGCAATTATATTTAAATTGGATTGACTCTAGTTCAAATCCAATAACTGGTGCTGCCTTACTACCATCAACTACTGCAATTTACGACATTGGGTCAGCAAACGCAACATTTAGAAATATCTACGCACAATCATTCGTTGGCAATTTTAACGGAGTATTCACAGGGCAACTTACAGGTAGTATCACCGGAGCTGCCGCAAAGCTACAAAGCCCGACAAACTTTAGATTAACTGGTGACGTTTCTGCTCCTGATGTAAGTTTTGATGGACAGACAACTAGCGGTGTTGCGTTGTTTAACACAACAATCAGCTCAGGAATTATTACATCTAAGGCAGCCGCTGACGATTCAGCACCGACTGATCAGTTGTTAGTTTATAGAGCAGGTACTGGCTTATTAAGTATGACTAAACAAACACTGTTTAATCATGTTGCTACAATGCCAGTAGGCGCTTTGATGCCGTTTGCAGGAACAACAGTTCCGCCTGGATATCTATTATGTGACGGCAGTGAAGTAAAAGTTTCAGATTATACTGCATTATTTCAAGTTATTGGTTATGTATATAAGCCAACTCAACTTTTACAAGGGTTAGGAACATTTGCGTTACCTGATATGCGTGGAAGATTCCCACTAGGTCGTGATAATATGGATAACGGTGTCACTGTTCCTAGTAAAGACGGGTCCGGCACACAGATTCAAACTGGTGGTGGCTCAGCAAACAGAGTAACTGATATTACAGCAGATACTATAGGAACTGGTAGCGGTAGTCAAACACAAACACTAACAATTAATAATCTTCCAGATCACTTTCATAATCTAAGTAGCGGAAATGCTCAATACTATGCGGCAGGTTTGCCTGGTGCAGGTCCTGATCCTAATGCTGTTCCCGGTCTAGGATTACCAACTACAAGTAGTGGATCAGGATTTCCTAGTAGTGGATCAGTTACTGCAAACACCTTAGGGCAAGGATTTTTAACAATGAATCCATATGCAACAATCAATTACATAATTTACACTGGTGCATTATAATGAGTTATACAATATTAAAAACAGACGGCACAACGTTAACTCAATTAGTCGATGGTACAATTGATCAAACAACAACTGACTTAACTTTAATAGCAAAAAATTCTACCGGCTATGGAGTATTTGTTAATGACAATTTTGTACATCTACTAGAAAATTTTGCCAACACTAGTCAACCAAATTATCCTATTACTGGACAACTTTGGTTTGATACTAACGACAATCGATTAAAAATATACGATGGCGTACAGTTTAAAATTACTGGCGGTACAACAGTATCACCTTCGGCTCCTAGTAGTTTAACTACTGGCGATATTTGGTTAGATAGTTTCCGTCAGCAAATGTATTTTAATGACGGCAATTCGACTAAACTAGCAGGTCCTATCTATACAGATGCACAGGGACAAACTGGTTTTATTGTTGAAGATATTGTAGACACTAATAAAGTAAGCCATACTATATGTTTCATGTATGTTGCTAGAACATTAATTGGTATTTTTAGTAAAGATAGTTTTACACCGCTTGAAGCAATTGCTGGATTTTCTGGATCAATTACTTCTGGATTTAATGTTGGTAGTAATCCTGGAATAACATTTAATGTACCAGTTAGCTCTGCAACTGCTTTAATCGCCAATGACGGAACATTATTGCTTGCTTCAAACTTTGTAACTACGGTTGGTGATTCATCAACAACTGGATCAATAACAATACAGAATAGCACACCATTAGTATTAGGCACAGCATCTAGTACTGAAATTAATGTTAACTATCAACTATTTGAAATAAAATCAAACTCTACAAACCAGAATTTTTCATTAAACATGTTAAATTCATCAAGCCAGACTTCGGCGTTATATGTTAACGCATCTGGTCAGTATGTTGGTATATACACAACTGCTCCTACAGCAACTTTAGATGTAAACGGCAATGCACGAATCCGTGGAAATTTAACAATTGAAGGGTCAACTACTACTATTAATTCTGCAACAATTAATGTTAGTGATAAAACTATTATTTTAGCTAAAACAGTAAGCCCTTCAAATACTACTGCAAACGGCGGCGGCTTACAGATTGCAGCCGGAACAGATGTTGATAAAACATTCTTTTGGTATTCTGCTAATACTGCTTGGACTAGTTCGGAAAATATTAGTTTAGCATCGGGCAAAACTTACAAGATTAATGGTGTAGATGTAATAACTGCAAACTCTCTAGGTACTGCAATTACTAGTGCCCCAGGGTTGACTAGTATCGGAACACAAACAACATTCCAGGCTGGATACATATCCCTAAGCGGGTCAACAATTTCATATGTAAATGCTTCAGTATCAAATGCTAATTTAACATTGGCACCAAAAGGAACTGGATCAGTTGACATTAATAGTGCTAAATTAACTAGTGTTGCAACTCCTACAGCTAGCACAGATGGTGCAAACAAGGGCTATGTTGACACCTCAATACAAAGCGCCCCTCTTGCAATATCATTGACTACTACAGGATTTACTAATTTACAAATAGCTTCGGGAATTTTACCAAAGATTTTCCCAGCAGGTGAGCATCAATATGGTACTATAATTAGAGCAGTGTGTATAGATACTGGCTCTACGCAGAGTGTTAATGCAGGATCGTTTGTTACAGGCGCATTATATACAATTGCAACAGCTGGGACTACGAATTTCACAGCAATCGGAGCCGGAAATAACAATATTGGAACAGTATTCATAGCTTCAGGGCCGGGCGCCGGAACTGGAACGGCGAATCCGTATATACGCCAGTTCCAGCTACTATTAGGAACTTGGACTTATCAGTCATATTCTTAAACCAAAACTAGCATAAATACTACGAATAAGGAACGAGCCAGATGTCATATACAATAACAAGATATAACGGTAATCAAATTGCTGTTATTGCCGACGGCACCATAGATGCCACTCTTGATCTGAAATTAATCGGCAAAAATTATGCTGGATACGGATCAATCCAGAATGAAAATTTTGTATATCTATTAGAAAATTTTGCTAATACTACACAACCACCTAAACCATTGCCTGGGCAAATATGGTTTGACACTGGCCACAGCAAATTAAAGTTTTATGACGGTACAAAATTCCGTACAACAGGTGGTGCTGAGATTGGCGGAACCGCTCCAACTGGACTAACCCAGGGCGATTTCTGGTACGATACAATTAATAATCAGTTATATGCATGGAATGGCACTACATTTACCCTTATTGGACCACAAGGTGTAGCGGGTGCTGGCACAACGCAGATGCGTTCTATAAGTTTAAAAGATAGTTTTGGAGTATCTCATCCAGTTATTCAAGGTGTTGATAACGGACAAGTCATATTTACAATCAGTGCAGACAGTGATTTTATATTAGATAATACTCAAAATGCAATTACCGGGTTTACAACAATCCATCAAGGTATTACATTAGTATATACTAACAACAATGCGGCTCCTGGAGTTACTAGCAGTGCTCATAGATTCTACGGAACTGCTACAAACGCTGATCAATTAGGCGGATTGCCAGTTAGTGCGTTTGTACAAGCAGGAAGTGCGGCATTTAGCACACAGGTTAACTTTGCAGACGTTGGATATACAGTTGGTAATCCTGTTGCTAGACTAGTAGTTTTTAATGCATCAGCAACAACACCAACTATTAGAAACCAATCAAACAATACTATTGTATTCCAGACTACTGTATCAGCTGTAACTAAGACACCATTACAATTAGTAGGTACTGATTTATTACCAGGTACAACATTAACTAATAACATGGGAAGTCCATCTTTACAGTGGAATCAAATTTATGCTAGTTATGTTAACAGTACAGCCGCACAGGCAGATGCACTGAATGTAGGTGGAACATATAGAACAGCTAGTATTGCTTCAAGCCCGAATACTGTTGTTGCTCGTGATGGCAGTTCAAATATTGCCGCTAATATATTCCAAGGTATTGCATCAAGTGCTAACTACGCTGACTTGGCAGAAAAATATTTAACTGATGTTGAATTAGAACCAGGTACTGTAGTAACAGTTGGCGGTTCAGCAGAAGTTACAACTGCTACATTTGGATCTCGAGCAATTGGTGTTATATCTACAAATCCTGCTTATATGATGAACAGCGAATTAGTAGGTGGCACATATGTTGCACTTAAAGGACGTGTGCCTTGTAAAGTAATTGGACCAATTTCTAAAGGTGATCGACTATTACCTTACGGAAAAGGTCGAGCAATAAGTGCCCAGCAAGCAGGCGGAGACGTTTTTGCAATAGCTCTTGAAGATTTTTCTAGCGATATTGGTGCAGAAGGCGTAATTGAAGTTGTAGTACTATAAGGAATAACTAATGTCTGGTCAAAATTCACCAATCCTTGCTACTGATTATAACACTATCCAATCTAAAATTGCTACAGTTTTAGGGCTAGGATCAGGTTCAAGCGGATACGGGCAACCGGTTACTAGTATCCAAGTGTCACAAGGCACACCAATTTTAGTATCGCAATGGACTGCACTACGTAATGATTTGTTAAAAGCACGTAATCACCAAACAACTACTGATCAAAGCGGTCAACTTACTGTTATTACTAACACTACAACTATTAAAGAATCTGACAGAGCCGCATACAATGCTATGGCAGATCTAGTAACAGTTAATCAATTAGTCACTCCCCCAAGCGGACAAGGTACACTAGCTGATGCTGGAACAAGTAGTAGAACAACTCCGTGGAATGGCACAATTAGTCACGTGGTAACTGCAACTTTCCCTAACTATGATGCCGCAAGAGCATTTTTTAATACTGGAAGTAACTTTCAATTTTCCGGCAGCCAGAGTGGCGGCTCCAATACTTCTATTGGTAGTAAAAATGATTCATGGAATAAAATGTTGTCCAACATGGGGACTGTAACCTTTAACTACAACAGTACTGTAGATACAGGAACAACAGTAGGAACAGCCGCAAACAATATTGGATACTATCAATTGACTACAACAAATCAATTGATTTTTACAAAGAATACTGAAAATAGTACATATAGTCCAAATCAGTATGATATCTACGCTAAAATAAATGCCGCTGGATCAGTGATAACTTTTACAATTCAATTTGCAGATTTATCAGGACAACCAAATGCTCCTTACGGAACAGACGAGAACGTCGATGGTACATTAATTAGCCAAGTACAGGCATATTATGCAACTGGATCAAATGTAGCAGTATCTTTGCCTGCTATATCATACGTTGGTCCGTAATCAGGATCGTCCTTAAACTTTCACTTGACAAGATAATTAACATAGTGTACAATACACTATGGAGTTATCTATGGATGAACGAATCGAAAAAGCCTTTAATGTTGCCAATTACATGGCAACATTGTCTAATCAACGAAAAATTATTTTAGAAGAATTTAATCAAAAGTTATTGTACTATACCAATGGCGCAACATTTTTAATTACATTAGAATTAATCAATTTTACAAAAACAGCAATAGATCTTGGACACACTAGTGATGTGCCTTTTTTAGATGTAAACAATTTGCCTGTTAATATTGTCAATGTTCAAGAGTTTTTTGATACAATTGTTGATCAATATTTTGAAGCGTTAAATGATTATTCATCTAAATTTAATGAAATTAAATCTAAAAGAAAAGTTTCGGACATCGTTGAGTTATGAACGGTGCAGTAATTTTTGCTCAGAATAACAGTAAAATTGACTATATTAAGATGGCAGTTTATTCTGCTTCTAAGATAATAGAGCATCTCAGTATACCAGTATCAGTTATAACTGATGATAAAAAATTCTTGTTAGCACAGTATCCTAATAATCCATTCGATCAAATTATTGAGATACCTAAAGATACTGGCACCCAAGTAAAAAAGTTTAATGATGGTACACTAGCATCAACTATACTAGAATGGAAAAACTTTTCAAGAGGGCAAATTTACAATTTATCTCCTTATGATAAAACTCTAGTAATTGATAGTGATTACATTTTAAATTCTGATATTTTAAAACCTGCATTTAATAATGATCATGATATACAGTTATATAAAAACTCTTTTGATCTAGCAGGATGGAAACGTACTAATGAATTTGATAGAATAACGCAATATAGTATTCCTTTTTATTGGGCTACAGTTTTTGTATTTCAAAAAAACATGATTACTGAATCTTTTTTTAATATTGTTGCATATATAAAATCAAACTGGAATTATTATAGAATGTTGTACGGGATAGAGTCTAGTAATTTTAGAAATGATTTTGCATTTAGCATTGCCATTCATATTATGAACGGTAGTACTACTGGAACATTTGCAACTGAACTTCCTGGAAAAATGATATATGCTTCTGATAAAGATATTCTAGTTAGTGCAGATAAAATAAAAATGAAATTCTTAGTTGAAAAGAAAAATCACCTTGGAGAATATACACTTGTTAAAACTACTGGACTAGATGTACATGTTATGAATAAATCAAGTCTAACAAGATTTATCGACGGGGGTTCTGGTGTCTAAAGGATTTTTAGTATTAGCTCAAAACACAGATACTGTTGATTACATTCAACAAGCATATGCATTGGCATTGTCAATTAAACATAGTCAATTAGAAGTTACAAACATATCAATTGCAACTAATGATCCTGTTCCTAAAAAATATACAAAAGTATTTGATCAAATAATATCTATTCCGTGGACTGACAATACTGACACAAGATTTCGTGCAGAAAATCGATGGAAGCTATTTCATATTAGCCCCTACAATGAAACTATTGTATTAGATACTGACATGTTAATGTTAGGTGATATTAGCGACTGGTGGGAATATTGTAGCAATTTTGATTTGCAATTTTGTTCTAAAATAACAAATTACAAATTAGATCCAGTAGTAGATACTTTCCATAGGAAAGCATTTATTGCAAACAGTTTACCTAGTCCATATTTTGCTCTGCATTATTTTAAAAAAACAGAGTTGGCATTAAACTTTTATAAAACTCTAGAATTTGTTGTAAACAATTGGGAATTATGTTACGGAAAATTTGCTCCTAAAGAATACCAGAATTGGTTAAGCATGGATTTGGCTTCAGCAATAGCAATTGATATGATTGGTATATCTGAACAGGTAATTAGTAAACAAAGTCCGTTAGTATTTGCTCATATGAAAACTCCGTTACAAGGATTAATGCCTGTGCCTAAAAGCTGGCAAGATGTTGTTACTTGCTACTTAAATAATAACGGTGAACTTATCGTTGGCAATATTAAACAAGATAAATTATTTCATTATGTAGAAAAAGATTTTATTGATAAATCTATATTGTCTAAATTGTCGGGGTTAGTATATGGTTCGTAAATACAAAGCACCTGCACTTAAATTTTATTTGCACTATGATAAAGCAACTGGCAGGATTATTTCTGCGTCAAATGAACAACAAACTGAAAATTTTTTAGAAATAAAGTATGACGAATATAATGACTTTATAACTGGAAAAAAGAAATTCTTTGAATATGTAGTTGGTAATATAAAACTTCCTGGTAAGCGGGTATACACTGGTATAATTCCAAAAGCTGACCATAACACAGTGGCTAGAAACAGTGTGTTAGAATGGATTATAGACCCTCCAACAAAGTCAACAGATTTAACGGTAACTTGGGATAATAATCGTTGGGGATTTAATCTATCTGATAAATGCAAAAACTCTATCGGTGACAAGCCTATTGCCAACTTAGTATTCTTTGTCATGCAGGAAAATAATTTTAATTTTTTAATTAGAACAATTATAGTAGATTCTAAACAATTATTAGAACAACCGGTAGTGTACGTACCATTCGACACTAAATTTGAAAGTGATATAGAAAACATCTTAATAGCCTCAAAGGCTGTTTTTGATTCTTATGGATTGACTATAAATGATTAAAATCATAGAACAAGATATTATATTTCTCAGCTACGATGA